CTGGGTCATCCTTGCGGGGCGTGGCTTCGGCAAGACCCGGACAGGCGCCGAGTGGGTGCGGGAGGAGGTCGACCGAGGGAAGACTCGGCACATCGCTCTCGTCGGCCCTACCGCCGGGGACGTCCGAGACACGATGATCGAAGGCGAGTCGGGCCTCATGTCGGTGTTCCCTCCCGGCGAGCGCCCCAAGTACGAACCCTCGAAGCGGCGCCTCACGTTCTCGAACGGGGCGACGGCGACGGCGTTCTCCGCCGACGAACCGGACAGGCTCCGAGGACCGAACCACGACCTCGCATGGTGCGACGAGTTGGCAGCGTGGCGGTACCCGGACGCGTGGGACATGCTGATCTTCGGGCTACGGATCGGCGACCGCCCTCGAGCGTTAGTCACGACGACGCCGAGACCGACGCCGATCATCCGCAACCTTGTTGCCCGTGCCGACGTAGCCGTCACCCGAGGGTCGACGTTCGAGAACCGAGGCAACCTCGCTCCGTCTTTCTTCGAGGAGATCGTCGCCCGGTACGAGGGCACCCGCCTCGGCAGGCAGGAACTCCACGCCGAGATCCTCGACGACGTTGACGGGGCGTTGTGGACGAGAGACCTCCTCGAAGCATCCCGCACCTCGACGATGCCCGACATGCGCCGGATTGTCGTCGCTATCGACCCGGCAGCGTCCTCGAAGGCAACCTCGTCGGAGACAGGGATCGTGGCTTGCGGCGTCGGGGACGACGGCCACGGGTACGTCCTCGAGGATCGGTCGCTCCGGGGGACTCCGAACGAGTGGGCGTCCGAGGCGATCGCCTGCTATCACCGCCTCAAGGCCGACCGGATCGTCGCCGAAGCGAACCAAGGCGGCGACATGGTGCGCCACACCCTCGACACCGTGGAGCGAAGCATCCCGATCCGTCTCGTCCACGCAAGCCGAGGGAAGCGGGTCCGAGCGGAACCGATCGCCGCGTTGTACGAGCAGGGCAAGGTGCACCACGTCGGGATGTTCGCCGACCTCGAGGACCAACTCTGCTCGTGGGTACCGGACCACTCGGCCTCGCCGGACCGCCTCGACGCTCTCGTGTGGGCGTTGACGGAACTCGTCGTCGACGGGGCGCGCCGGGCGCCTGCTATCACGCCGGTGTCGCTCGAGCAGTCGAACCCGTGGGTGCCGAGGTAGTCGATGGGCTGTTGCTTGTTGGATCGTGGTCGTTGTTGGGGAGGGTCGATGCCGTTCGTTGTTCGCTGCTTGTCGAATCGTTGGGGGAAATGCTTGTCTCGAGATGAGAGACCTGACCCCTCGGGCGGTGTACGCTTCCCGCTATGTCGCTGACGGACGACTTCACCAAGGCCGCGCCGACCTCGACCGACCTCGGCGAAGTCGGCTCGACCGGCCTCGTCCAGTACGGCGGCGAGGTCCGTGAGGACTTCCTCCGTCAACTCCAAGGCAAGCGCGGGTACGCGACCTACCGGGAGATGTCCGACAACCACCCGGTCGTCGGGGCGATCCTCTACTCGATCGAAATGCTCGTGCGAGGCGTCGAGTGGACGGTGACGCCTGCCGACCCGAACGATCAACGGGCCGTCGACGAGGCGACGTTCGTCTCGGAATGTATGACGGACATGACCCACTCGTGGCCCGACACCCTGTCGGCGATCCTGTCGATGCTCACGTTCGGCTACTCGTACCACGAGGTCGTCTACAAGAGGCGCCTCGGTCCCGACCGAGAAGACTCGTCGGAGCGGTCCAAGTTCGACGACGGACGGTTCGGGTGGCGCAAGTGGCCGATCCGAGACCAGTCGACGATCACCCGGTGGGACTTTGACAACGCCGGGGGGATCGAGGGGGCGTTCCAGTTGGACACGAACTCGGGGACGGGCGAGGTGTTCCTCCCGATCGAGAAGTGTCTCCTCTTTCGCACTACCACGAAGCGGAACAACCCGCAAGGCCGCTCCGTTCTCCGCAACGCCTTCGTCCCGTGGTACTTCCAGAAGCGCATCGCTGAGATCGAAGCAATCGGGATCGAGCGCGACCTCGCCGGGTTGCCGGTGGCTCTCGTCCCGCCGCACCTCCTGTCCGACAACGCAACCTCGCAGGAGACCTCGGCGCTGACGGCGATCAAGCAGATCGTCCGCAACGTCCGCCGCGACGAGCAGGAGGGGATCGTCTTCCCTCTCGCCTACGACCCGGACACGAAGCAACTCGCCTACGACCTGAAACTCCTCTCGACGGGCGGGCGCCGCCAGTTCGACACGAACGGCATCATCGCCCGGTACGACGCCCGGATCGCCATGTCGTGCCTCGCCGACTTCATCCTCCTCGGCCACGACAAGGTAGGCACGCAAGCCCTCTCCGTCTCCAAGATCCAGTTGTTCGCCGACGCTCTCGAGACGTGGGTCGCCGGTATCGCCGACGTCATCAACACGCACGCCGTCCCGAGGCTGATGCGCCTCAACGGTGTCGACCCGAGGCTCTACCCGAAACTCGACTACTCGACGCCGAGGCAGGTCGACATCTCCGTGATCGCTGAGTACGTCTCCAAGTTGACGGGGGTCGGGGCCATCCTGCCAGACGAGGCGCTCGGCGAGCATCTCCGCGACATCGCAGGGTTGCCGCAGGAGGAAGCCGAAGCGGTCTGATGCCCGGCTCGGTGAGGGTCGGCAGGCCGAACCGTATTCGCCACATTCCGCTTTCGTGGCCTGTCGAGAAGCGGGCGTCGAACCACGAGCCGAAGTTCCGCAAGTTCATGGCCGTCGGCGACAAGGTTCTCCGAGGCCGGGAGCGGGCGGTCGGCAAGGCGATGGAGCAGATGTTCGACCGGATGCCGTCGATCGGGCCGTGGATCGACGGGCGCATGACCGAGGGCGAGTACCTCGTCCTCGCTCAAGGGGTTGCCGAACCGTATGTGACCGAGATCGCCGAGCATCTCCAACGGTCGTTCAACGAAGGCCAACTCGTCGAGCAGGACCGGGTGAGGGCCGGTATGAACGAGCAACTCCGCCGGGTCCGTAGTCCGTTGCGCCTCACCGACGCTGACGGGGACGTAACGAAGGCCACAGCCGCCCCGCAAACGGTCGGCGGCGTGAACGTCGGGATGAGTCCGACGGCGCAATGGGCGCCTGTCGGTGTCGAGGCGTTCAACAGCGTCAACGCCGCCTCCGTCGACTACGCCAAGTTCCGGTCGGGGACTCTCGTCACGAACATGCTCGAGGAGCAGCAGCGGGTGGTGCGGGAGTTGATCGGCGACTCGTTCACGACCGCTCAGAGGTTCACGACGGGCCGGAGCGTGATCGGTCTCACCTCGCAGCAAACCGCCTCGGCGCTCCTCAACATGCTCGAGGAGATGTCGCCGACGACTCCGCTTGCTCGGAACCTCGCCACGTTCCGAGGCGTCAACGCCGTGGGGCTTACGCATCCGTGGGAGCGGGCCGTTGCTCGAGTCGCCGAACGGGAAGCGGGCCTCCTCGCCAAGAAAGGCGTCACAGGCGCCAAGGCGTATGGCCGGGTCCAAGGGAAGGCGCAGGCTCACGCGAACCGTCTCCGCCGGTCCCGTGCGAAGATGATCTCTCGCACCGAGATCAAGCGCGCTCAGGTCCAAGGCCAACTCGCCTCGATGCGACAGGCCGTCAACGACGGTCTCGCCGACCCGAAGACGGCAGGCAAGAAATGGTTGACCGGGGCGACCGACGTTTGCGACGTCTGCTCGGACCTCGGGTTCAGCCAACCGATTCACCTTGACCGGTCGTTCGAGGGGGTCGGGGACGGCCCTCCGGCGCATCCCAACTGTCGATGCGACCTTGACTTTGTTCACACCTTGAAAGAGGGGCCGAGAGCGGTCGGCGCCGGGGACGCCGCCTTCCCGCCGGGAACCGAGCAGAACCCGATTGTGTGGCAGTTTCCGTCGGGGTTCCAAACGCAGCCCTCGGCGACAATCCGGTTCACTCCCCCGGCGACGCTGCCGCCTCCGGCAATCCCGGTGCCTCCCGAGCCGAAGCCTCCGAAGCCTGCTCCGCCTGCTGCCGAGCCGGGGCCGCCTCCCGCCTACGAGACTCCGGCGCCAGCGCCGAGCGCCAACAAGCCGGTCGGGCCGAGCGTTCTCGACGAGGTGACCTACGACCCGAAGACGGGTGTCCACGGCTTCACCGCCGACGAGGTAGTCGGCGAGGTCGTCAAGCAGATGGACGACGTGATGACCGGTCCGTTGAACCACCTGCCGGGCGGGGCCACCGAGGTGCTGTTCGGTAAGCACAAGAACACGGCGGGGTGGTTCAACAAGTCGGACAAGACGGGCACCAAGACGGGGAAACTCCCGCGTCGTCCGCCAAGGCCGAGCCGGAGTCGGTACGGCTACGACGACGCCGGGGTCGCCAAGTACGAGGAGGCGGTCCTCCGGTGGAAAGAGAAGATGGTCAAGTGGCGGTTGGAGATCGACGACGTAGTGTCGGGCGCCAACACCCGGTCACGGATCGCCGTGAACCAGACGCCGAGGAAGACCCTCACCTCGTCGGGGACCAAGGGCGGGTATCAAAACACTTTCACGCACGAGATCGGGCACCGCTACGACGTGACCCACACCGCCGACGGCGGCTACCAATACATGACTCTCAGGGCGGTGGAGGCGGCGAAGCAGTCGCTCGGCCCCCGAGGACTCGCGAGAGCAGCGTGGCTCGAGGCCGATCCGGGGGTGCTGGCAGCGGCGGGGCTAGTCGAGGAAGCCGCCATGCTCGAGTTCCTCCACGCGGCGATGGCGAGCGACGCGATCGCCGAGATCGTGGCGGTCGTCGGGGGGATGCCGGGCAACGCGGGTTTCGTCAAGTACGCCACCGGCCCGGTGGAACTATGGGCACGGGCCTTCAACCAATGGTTCTCGCTTAGGCACGGAACGAAGGCAGCGATCGACGACATGATCGTCCAAGCCTCGGCCCCGGCGAAGGGCGCGGCGGCGATGGGGCAAGACATCTGGTACGGCTACCAATGGCGGCTCGACGAGTTCGAGGAGCACATCGCTCCGCTGGTCGAGAAGGTTCTCCGAGCGAAGGGGGTCATCGTATGACCGAGATTGCCGACGTCGAGGCGACGGCGAGCCTGCTCGGGATTCGCCTCTATCTCGTCCTCGACGAAGACGGCCAACCGGAGTTCCGAGACGACGAGGACGCCGAGGCCGAGGTTGCGTGGATACGACGCCTCCACGGGATACCGGACCCGGAGACTACTGACGACACCGAGGCCGGTTTGTTAGGCTCCGAGACATGACGATTCTCCTCGACGCCTACGGCGAAGTCTCCAAGGCCGAGATGAAGACCGAGGACGGTCTCGAGTACCCGCCGGAGGCGTTCGCCTACGTCGGAGACCCGGAGGTCGTGTCGACGTGGAAACTCCGGTTGTGGGAGACGCCCGAACTCAAAGAGACCCGCCGTCAGATCGGGATGGCGGTCGCCGCCCTCGGCTCGACCGGGTTCCGAGGTCAACGGGTCCAGATCCCGGCGGACGACCGGGCAGCCGTGAAACGACGGGTGCTCAACGCGTGGCTCAAGGTCTGGCCGGACAAGGAACGCTCCGACGCTCCGAACGTCCTGCTCTCGACGACTCGAACCACGCCTACGGCTATCGACAGGAGACAAACGATGATGGAACGCCTTGGCGCCTCGGAGAAAGCCGCAGCGGGTAGCGACCCGCGCCAGTTCCCGTCCGTGTCAAACGAGGAACTCGTCGCTCGCGCCGAGGAGGTTCTCGCCGGGGGCGGGTATGACGAGTGGGACAAGGGCCACGACTACGGCCACGACGCCTCCGGGCCGGACGCCATGACGCATCTCCTGATGGCGTACCGCCTCATGATGGACAAGCCGGAGTGCTGGCCCCTGCTCGAGCCTTTGATGGCGATCATCCACGCGAAGCAGGAACTCATGACCACCGAGGAGGAGGAGGAACCGGAGGTCGAGCCGGAAGTCCCGATGGTGTTCGTCGAGGAGACGAAAGAGGTCCGCGAGGAGGGCGGTCAGTTCTGTGTCTACTCGACGACCGGGCGGGCGTTTGGTTGCTACACCTCGGCGGAGGAGGCAGCGGACAGGCTCGCCCAGATCGAGCGGTTCCGAACGGAGCGGGTCGCTGCTGCTTCGACGGAGCAACTCGCCGTCGACCACGACCGGTTCCACGCTCTCGACCGGGTTGAGACGCCGCACATAATCGTCCACAACTTGATCGAGGACGAACTCGAAGCGAGGGGCGTCGCTCCGCCGTACCTCCTCGGAGACGTCGACGACAAGTTGGCGATGATCGGCACCGGGATGGGCGGCTCGGTTCCGTTGGCGAAGCAGGCCGAACACCGCTACACGCTCGGCCCGGTCTACGTTCCCGACGTCGAGGACGCTCACGGC